CCTGGAGTGGGGTGACCAGCACACTGCGGGCATCCAGACCGATACTGCGGCGACGAACTCAGCGGGCATGGACGGCCTCGCGCAGACGGCATTCGGGGCTCAGCTGTATGTCCATTTCTTCTCTGTGGTCGGTACGTCATGCCTGGTGAAGATCCAGGACTTCACTTCTGATGTCCCTGCGTCGTACACCGACGTGACCAACCTGGCCACGACTGCGGTGACGCCGGGGCAGGCGCCGTCGGCGCAGCGGATCGCGATCCCGGGTAATGCGACGCTGCGGCGGTGGACGCGTGTGGTCACGGTGGGCACGTTCAGCAGCTGCGCATTCGCCGTGATGCTGGTCCGCAACCAGACGGCGGTGGTGTTCTGATGTTCCGGATTGATCCCGCGCTGCCCGCGGCGGCATACCAGACGTTCGAGATCAGCGCCCCTTTGGCGACGCACTGGCGGCCGGCCACCTGCGCTGAAGTGGAATGTGATCACTATGTGCACGGCTGGCAGACGATCGTGCCGTCGGACTCTCCCGCCGCGGAGTACATCCGGCACGACAAGACCCGCAGCCACCGGGAAGAGCGCCGTGACGGCGGCCTGGCCTGCTTCACGTTCGGGCCCGGTCAGCGCGGCTTCGCCCCGGGCCATGACCACAAGCTGCCCGTAGGCCGCCCGGAGCGGTTCACCGAGCGCGGCGGTGACTGGCGCGGCAACCCGCGCGGCGATGTCCGCGTGCACGCTACGCCCGATGACTGGGTCGACTCGTTCGCGAACCATCAGGACAAGCTGAAAACACGACTGGAAAGGGGCTGAGTCCCTTGGCAAAAAGCACCGGAATGGCCATCACGACGCTCGGTGTGGGCGACTCTGCCAACTCAGTACAAGATATCAGAAATGACATCACGAACTGGTCGTTCTCGACGCCGCGGGGCGTGCAGGACGTGACGGGCATCGACAAGAGCGCCGTCGAGCGGCTGCTTCTCCTGGCAGATTTTTCCGTGACGCTGAATGGCGTGTTCAACTCGACGGCGACCACTTCGGCGCACGCGGTGTTCAAGACGGTGCCGTCCACGAGCGTGCTGCGGACGATGAACCTGACGATCACCGGCAGCGTGGCGGCGAACCTGAACCAGGCTTCGGCGATCCTGTTCACCGACTATGCGCTGACCCGCCCGCAGACCGGGGAACTCACCTTCGCCGTGCCGGGCGTGCTTGGCTCAGGCGCAGTGCCTACATGGTCGTAGCTAGTACGCCTGGGGCTGCCCAGGCCTGAAACGGAGAAACAATGTTTCCCATTATCCTGATCGTCCATTTCGGGCACATGATCAGCCTGTGGCTGTTCCACGGCTGGGATTGCGTCCGGCTGGCCCACGGCACGCCGTTCGGCCGGTGGGCGTGCACGCCGGGGAAGCTGCCCTGATGGGGTACAAGCCGCCGCGGACGCTGTACAAGCTCGACTTCAGCCAGACGGAGCATGCCGGGCTGGAGGTCACGACCAGGTCGGTGTCCGTCGAGACGATGCTGACGATCGCGGCCGGCGCCGACGAGCTGGACGAGACGACCCCCGACCTGGCGAAGGTCCGCGGTGTCTTCGGCCGGTTCGCCCGGGTGCTCGTCTCGTGGAACGTCGAGGACGACGACGGCCGGCCGGTGCCGCCGACGGCGGACGGGCTGCTCGCGCATGATTTCGGGTTCGTCATGGCGGTGATCACGGCGTGGCTCACGGCGATGACGCAGGCGCCGCCCCCTTTGCCCGGCGGCTCGCCCTCTGGCGCGACTTCGGGGGAAGCGTCACTGGATCTGGCGAGCGCATCGAGGAGCCTGCCGAGCTTGCCCGCGCCCGGGTGATCGACGGGCTGTGCCGGCGGTACCGCGCGCTGCCGTCGCAGGTGCTGAAAGAGGATGCCGCGATCCTGCGGATGCTGGCCGTGCTGGACGCCGGGACGGCGGAGGGAGGCGAGCGGTAAGTGCCCGATAACTACGTCTCGATTGTCGTCCGGGCCAACGACCAGACGAAGATCGACTTCGAGGAGCTGAAACGCAGGCTCGCCGAGGTCGGCCGCAAGGTCGAGACGGCGAAGGTCGACGTCAATGACAAGGACGCGGTGGCGCGGCTCACTTCGCTGAATGCGAGGCTTGAGAGGCTGAACCGGCAGGTCAAGCCGGAGATTGACGTTAAGGGCGCGCTGCGGGCGGAGGCGCAGATCGCGGCCATTGACGCGTCCCTGGGGCACCTCGACGACAAGGCCGCCAGGTCAGGCAAGACCGGCCTTATCGGGAAGCTGCTGTTCGGCCCCGCAGGCGCGCTCGCGGGCGGCGTCGCGGGCGGCATGGCGCTTGGCCCCGTGCTCGCGGCCGTGGCCGGCGAGGTCACCGCGCTGGCCTCCGGCCTCGCCGCCGCCGGGCTCGGCGTCGGCGCGTTCGCCGCCGTCGCCATCCCGGCCATGTCGGACCTGAAGTCCGGGCTTACCGCCCTGTCGACGGCGACGGATGCCTACTCGCAGGCGTCGCTGAACCTGAACCAGGCGATCCGGCGGTCCCCGGCTGACATGAGCGCCTACCGGCAGTCGCTGGCGGGCCTGGAACCGGACCTGCGCTCCGCCGCGAGGCTGCTCACCGACCAGCACGCCACCTGGGAGGCCATGACGGCGGCGCAGCGGGCGAACGTCACCGCGCTGGCCAACAACAAGGACGCGATCAAGAACCTGCTGCCCGACCAGAAGGCCGCTCTCACGGCGCTGATGAACCAGAAGACGGCGTGGGACGACCTCACCCCGGCGCAGCAGCAGGCGGCCCGCAGCCTGCAGGCCTTCCACCGCGCGTACGCCAGGATCGCGGCCGCGCTGCAGCCGGACGTGATGAAGGTCTTCAACGACGGGCTGCGGGTCGCGAACCGGCTGCTGCCGAACCTGAAGCCGTTCGCTGATACTGCCGCGAACGCGCTGGACGCGATGCTGAAGAAGCTGGGGCAGGCCGTCGCCCCGGCGCCGTCCGGGGACCCGGGTTTCCTGGCCAGACGCGGTGTCGCCGCGCCGCCGCCGACCGGGTGGCAGCAGTTCATCGCCCAGATGAAGCAGCTGGAGGGCCCGGCACTTACCGCGATCGGCGCCGGGCTCGGCAAGATCGGCGTCGCGCTCGGCCACCTGCTGACCATCATGTCCAAGAAAGACGTGGTCCACTCGATCAACATCGCGTTCGACGTGCTGGCCGGCACTATCAACGGCCTCGCCTTCGTCATCCGGCGCCTGATGTTCAACTGGGACAAGGACTCGCAGTTCTTCGCGGACCGGGCGCATTTCATCGAGCGGAATTTCGATGACATGCGGCATGCGGCCGCCGACTGGGCGCATAACGTCGCCGCCCATTTTGATGAGGTCCGGCATGACGTGGCCGATTTCGCGCATAATGTCGCCGCGCATTTCGGCGAGATCCGGGCGGATATTGCCCGGTGGGCCGCTGACGTGGGCCGTGACACGGGGCGGGTGGTGTCGTGGTTCCGGGGGCTGCCCGGCCGGATCATGTCCGCGCTGGGGAACCTGGGCAGCCTGCTGATCTCGGCCGGGGCGGACCTGATCCGCGGGCTGATCTCGGGGATCGAGGGGGCCGTACCCGGCCTGACGTCGGTGATCGGCTGGGTTCACAGCCTGCTGGGCGGGGGCGGCACCGCGCCCGGCGGCGGCCTCACGCGCCGCAAGTTCAGCTCGGGCATGGCCCCGGCCGGGGGCGGCGCGTCCTCCTCCGCCATGTCCGGGGTGCTGTCCGGGGCGCTGATCCGCCCGCACCGGGCCCCGTGGTACGGGCCGCGGCCGGTTACTAACGAGTACCGTCCGGCGGCGGGCTGGCCGCAGCCGCCCCGCCCGGTGCGGATCACGAACAGCGCGGAGCTGGTCGCGATCCTGGCAGACCTGCTCCGCGAGCATTCGCGCACGCATTACGGCGGCAGCGCGCAGCGGGCCTACGGGTACGGGCCGGGCTGATGGTTTTCCCCGCGACGATCCTGGACCTGCGGGTGGAGCTGCTGCTCGGGTCGCTCGGCTGGACCGACATCAGCACCTACGCCCTCCAGCGGGACCCGGTCACCGTCAGCCGCGGACCCAAGCCGTCATCGTCGCCGTCGGCGCTGCCGCCGCCGTCGACGGCCAGCCTGACGATCCGCAACGACGGCCGGTTCTCACCGCGGAACCCGGCCGGCCCATGGTACGGGCTGATCGGCCGGAATACGCAGCTGCGCATATCGGTGCCCGACGGCGCCGGCGGCCGGAAATACCGGTTCTGGGGCGAGGTCCCGGCGTGGCCGCCGGAGTGGGACCCGTCCGGCACCGACGTCTACGCCCGGATACAGGCATCGGGGATCCTGCGCCGCCTCGGGCAGGGCACCGCGCCGCCGCTGGACTCGCCGTGGAAACGGGGCATGCTGCGGCTCGCCGGGTCCGCGGTCCCCGTTGCCTACTGGCCGTGCGAGGACGGCCCGGGATCGCTGTCGATCGCCTCCGGGCTGCCCGGCGGCCGGCCGATGTCCGTGACCGGCAAGCCGTCGTTCGCCTCGTACTCCGGCTTCGCGGCCAGTGCCCCCATCCCGCTGCTGTCCAAGTCGACATGGCAGGGCGTCATCCCGGCCCACCTGGCGGGCACCGCGAACGTGCTCCGCTGGCTGGTGCGCATCCCCTCCGCCGGGTCAGCATCCATGCCCGATGGCGCGACCCTCGTAGATCTCCACACGACCGCTGTCCGCGTCCTGGTCTACTGGACCGCGCTCGGCAGCGCGCTCGCCGCGGACGTGCTCGACCTGAACAACGCCTTCATCACGACGGTCTCCGGGCCGGTGACCGCCGGGCCCGGCGCCGTCGTGGCGATGTCGCTGGAGCTGACCCAGTCCGGGGCGGACATCGCCGTCGCCCTGTCGTCGCTGACTCCCGGGGGCGTGGTGGCGACGGGCACGGCGACGGCGGCGTCCAGGACTCTCGGGCAGGGCACGCGGGTGAGAGTCAACGCGAACCTGGTCTCCCAGCTGATCGACGACACGGCGGTGGGGCAGATCAGCTATCAGAGTGTGCTCGTCCCCCTGTCGTCCCTGGCGTCGCTGCTGGCCGCCTGGGCGGGCGAGACCGCCGGTAACAGGTTCGCGCGGCTGTGCGCCGAGCAGGGCGTCCCGTTCGTCTTCAAGGGCAGCATCGCCGATACCGAGCCGATGGGCGTGCAGACGTCGCTGACCTTTCTGCAGCTGCTGGCCGAGTGCGCGGACGCCGATCAGGGCATCATCTACGAGCCGCGGGGCGGCCGGCCGGCCGGGGCCGGCGGCACGGGCGCGTTCCTGAAGCTGGCCGACTTCACCGGCACGTTCCTGACCGGGCAGAACGCCACGTTCGACGGCGGGATAGGCACGTGGCTGGGCACCGGGAACTGCTCGGTAGCCGGGATCGGCTCGCCTGTGCAGGCCGGATCCGGGGCGCTGCAGCTGACGTGCACGACGGCGGGGAACATCGCCGCGTCGCATTGCGCGGCGGTGAACATCGCCACCCAGGGCCTTCCCTGCGCGGCGGGTGACCAGGTGCCGGTCTCGGGGTGGTTCCGGGCGACGGCGACGCCGCGGACCTGCCTGGTCGGCGCCGACTTCTACGACAACGCCAACGTGTTCATTTCCACGATCATGGCCGCCGACACCATCGTCAGCGCTACTACCGGGTACACGTTCCTGGCCAGCCACGTCAAGGCCCCTGCCGGGGCCACTCATGCGCGTACGAAGATGCAGGTCAGCGGCTGCGCCCTGAATGAGACGCATGACATTGACACGGTCGCATTCGGCGGCCCGGCGACGCTGGCGCAGGCGATCGCCCAGTGGCAGGCGGCGTCCGGCCGGACGATGGGCGTGCGCCGCGAGTACTACGGCCTGTCCTTCTTCCCGGGCGCGATCACGGCGGACCTGCTGGCCGACGCCGCCGCCGGGCGGGAAGTGCGCCTGACGCTGCGGCCCGCCTATGCCCCGGTATCGGCCGCCGACCTGGCGAACATGATCACGTTCCTGGCGTCGTGCAAGGCCGCCGGGCTGCGGATGAAAGTGACGCTGCACCACGAGCCGTTCTACAGCGGGCTGAGCCAGGGCCAGTACCAGGCGATGATCGCCTACTACGGGCAGGCCGTCCGCCAGTACTACCCGCTGGTGTTCTGCACGGCCAACTCGGCGGTCCTGGCCAACGGCGAGGGCGCCTACTTCGTCCCCGGCGCCTTCGACGAGACAGCCACCGATTACTACGCCGGCGGCTGGGTCTCCGGGGACCGGCTGGACACCATGGCGGCTATCGCCGACGGCGCGTCGCCGCCGCTGCCGTTCGGGATCTGGGAAATGAACGCCTCCACCGACGCCGTGTCCGGGCAGACGCAGACGCAGGCCACGAACTTCTTCAATTACGTCAAGTCATTCTTCGATACCCGGGCGGCGGCGGGGAAGCCCAACGGCGACCTGCTGCTGTTCAACGCCAGCATCAACGCCGCCCAGGAAACGTCGCTCACCTATCCGGGTGATTACCGGATGGCGCTGTGGCAGGCGCAAGTGGATGACTTCGCGGCTGCATCGGCGGGCGCGTCGCTCGCGCTCGGCTACCGGACCCGGGCCAGCCTGCAATCCCAGGCCCCCGCGCTGACCCTCGCCTACGACCAGGCGCAGCTGTCCCCGCCGCTACTGCCCACGGACGATGACCAGCAGACCGTCAACGACGTGACGGTCACCCGCGCCTACGGCGGGTCCTCGGCCCGCGCGCAGGTCACCACCGGGCCGCTGTCGACGGCGGCGCCCCCTAACGGGGTCGGCCCCTACCAGGACACGCCCACGCTGAACCTGGCATCCGACTCGCGTGCCGCCGACTTCGCCGGGTGGCTCGCCCATGCCGGCACGACGGATGAGCTGCGGTACCCGTCGGCCGGCGTGGACCTGGCCCGGCCGCAGCTCGCCGCCGTGTTCTACGCCTGCCAGGATCTTGACATCGGGGACCGGCTGGCGGTGACCGGGCTCCCGGCGTGGCTGCCGCCCGGGAGCATCTCCCAGCTGGTGCTCGGCATGACCGAGACCCTGTTCGGCTACACCTTCACCATCGCGTGGAACGGGGTGCCGGAGTCGCCCTGGCAGACGGGCATCGCGGGCGACGCGGTGTATGCGCAGGCGGACACGGACGGCTCGGTGCTGCATGCGGATATCACCAGCGGCGCGACGTCGATGACCGTCGACACGGCCGTCTCGGCTGACCGGGCGCTGGCACTGTGGACCACGGACTCATCGAACATGCCGTTCGACGTGCTCATGGGCGGTGAGCGGATCACCGTCACCAGCATCACCGGCGCCGGCAACCCGCAGACCTTCACCATTACCCGGTCGGTCAACGGCGTGGTGAAAGCGCACACCGCGGGTGAGCCGGCCGCCCTGTTCGCCGGCACGTACGTGAGCCTGTAGGAGATGCGATGGCAGTAGCGTTCCCGATCGCGGCCGGGCAGCGGCTCACCAGCGCCGTCCTCAACCACATGTACGCCATCGCCGACACCGCGGTCACCACCGTCACCCAGGCCACCGCGCAGAACCTGTCCACCGTCTACGTCATCCCCGCCAATGACATGGCCGCCGGGGTGGCGTACCGGATCACCTGCGGCGGCGACGGCACCCAGGGATCAACCCGCCAGAACCTCCAGTTCAACGTAGGCATCGCCGGGGCGTCCGTCGGGTTCTCCGCCGTCATCGACTCGACCGCGCTGGCGGTCTCGGCGCTGTTCCGGTGGCGGATGCAGATCATGCTGATCCCCGTCACCACCGGCGCCGCCGGCACCTACTGCACGTCCATCGAGGGCTGCGTCACGAACTCGGCCAGCAACATCATCCCCGGCACCGCGGCCAACAACTCGGTCCCGCTCGGCGGCCATAACCTGGCCACCGGCACCGGGCTCGACACGACGGCCGCGCAGAACTTCGCGCTCCGCTGCCAGTGGGGGTCAGTCACCGGCGCCCCGACGATCACGTGCCGGTCCACGGTGTTCGAGAGACTGGGGTGAGAAGATGGGCGCAAGGAAACGGGGGAGGCAGGCGCATGAGCACCGGGGAGCGGTTCGGGCTGATCATCAGCTTCCTCGGGCTGATCTTCGCGGTGATGACCGCGCTCCTGACCTACGTGGTCAAGGGCGTCGCCAAGTGGACCCGCACCGACGACAAGATCGTCGAGCTGATCTCCGACGTGGAGGCGCTGATCATCCGCAAGGATAAGGATCACGAGCTGATCCG